AATTAGAGGATTTAGCTGTTAGACTAACGACGGCGTCAAATAGTATTATAATTGATACTAATTTGTATTTAATTAACAATACGGATGTTCGCAAACAATGTTTAGTTGAGGATTTTACCAATATTGAAAATGCTCTTAACGAATATAAAAAACTAATAAGTGATAAGGAGTAATTATGGAAAATAAAATTGAAGACCAAAATACGATTATTCAACTCTTACCTAAATACGTTCAAGCTTTATATAGTGACGCAGCTTTGTATTTTTCTGGAGAGCCAACTATTGCTACAGATTCACGTAAAGCTATTGTTATAAATGATATTAATCTTATTAAAGAGCAAATAGCTGCTTTAGAAAAAATCTTAGGTTAAAAGTGTTTTGTGCCTGTTTTTTATGCCAATAAAGTATTGTATCCTTTTGTTTTAGAAATCCGTTATTTTAATCAAATAAATGGGCTTCTAAAATCCTTGTTTATAAAGGATATAAAAGATGGGCTAATTGAAGAAATAAAAAACAGTTACAATCAAGCAATTAGAAAGGATGATTTTACAGAAGATTTTAATAACTTCTTTAGGTTAGCCGAATTAAAAATTACCTTAAAATTAAGGTCGTTCATTAATCGTATTGTAAAAACAAGTGTTGAGATTAACGACTTCAATGATAAGGCAGTACGCCAATCATTAAGAAGCACCCCTTTTAAAAATCTAGCTATTAGCACTACTCCCGATATAAGAAATGCGATGGGAATGTTTGTTTCTGATAATGTTAGGCTTATAAAAAGCATAAGTGAAGACTTGCTTGGTAGAGTGCAGGAAGTAGTATTTGCAAATGTGCGAAGAGGGAGTAGTTACACAACCTTAGCACGGGAATTACAAAAAACCTTTACAATTAGCGAAAAACGTGCAAAGCTTATCGCTAAAGATCAGATTAACAAATTAAATGCTGATCTAACAAGGCAAAGGCATAAGGAGCTAGGCATTACCGACTACAAGTGGTCAACTTCTCAAGACGAGAGAGTAAGAAAGAGCCATCAAGTGTTACAAGGTAAAATCTGCACCTACGATAATGTCAATGTATATAAAGACGAAGAAAGCCTGAAGAAATGGACGCAAAGATCAGAAATAGGTGCGGCTTTATATCATCCAGGGCAGGAAATATTATGCAGATGCACGGCTATTGCTATAATTAAACTTTAAATTATGCAGACTTCTCAAGACGAAACAATCCGAATTTATAGAATAGATACTTTTCCAGTGCCAAAGGTACAGAAAACCGATCAAGGTTTTTTAGAGGGGGAAGTAGTAGCAAGTAGAACAGGAATCTTTAATTATTATGATGCGGATGGAAAATGCCGCAAAGAACTTAGGCATCCAGAAGACGTTTTAAAAGAAGATAGTTTAAAAACCTTAAAAATGATACCTGTAACTGATGACCACCCACAGGAATTTGTAGATGCAAACAATGCTTCTGCATTGCAAAAAGGTTTTACAGGTGAGAGCTACAGAACTGACGAAGACGGCAATATTGTTGTTAGAATCAAGGTTACTGATAGCGGTTTGATTAATAAAATTTTATCAGGAAGAAAAGCAGAGCTTTCACTAGGTTATAGTGTTGCTCTAAAAAAGGATGAGGGAACTTACAAAGGTGAGAGATATGATTATCGGCAGACTGATATTGTATATAATCACCTAGCCGTTGTGGAAATGGGAAGAGCAGGAAGAAACGCAAGATTTAGGCTTGATTCAAAAAAAACTTGTGAACTTGCGGAAACAAGATACAATAATGACAATTTTAAAAGTATAGAGGGAATAAACATGTCCGATACCGAAAAAAAACTTGATCATGAAGTTGAAGTACAAAAAGCTCGTTTTGATGCTTTAACAAATGAAAGAGATTTACTAAAACACAAACTTGATACAGCAGAAGCTAAAAGCAAAGCTCTAGAGTCTACTTTAGCAAGTGTTACTAAAGAAAGAGATGATCTAAAACAAGTTAATCTTGATAGTATTATCAATGAGAGAGCTATTGAAAGAACTAATATTGCAGTCAGGGCGGCAGCTGTACTCGGCGAGGACTTTTCTGCTTATACTCATCATTCAAATAGGGAAATCATGGAAGCTGCACTAAAACGTGTTGATTCTAAAAATGGCATTGAAGTAAGCTACAATGGTGCTAGCGATGAATATGTAAAAGGTGTTTTTGATAAAGTAACAGGTGCAATTGCTACAAAGAGAAATGATACAAGCAAAGCTTATAATCTCGTTGCAGCGGCTCATGGAGCAGCAGAAAGAACAAATACTGCCCATGATATAATTATGGCAAAACTTAACGAGAAAAAATAAGAGGGATATATATGCAAACAAATTTTGACACTGCGATTGTATCAAAGTTAGGTCTAGTCGGCGGTTTATATGATACTTCACTAAATCAAATAGACTCTTATTCTGCGGGCGAAGACATACCATTCGGGACTCCTGTTGAATATGATACAACTAATAAGGTTGTAAAAAAACTAACTGTTACAGGCAAAATGCTTGGAATAGCAATGAGAACTAATTATGCAGTACCAGGCAGCGTTCTAGAGGAAGAAGCCGATAAACCTGCAACAATAATTACAAGCTCTGCTATATCTTATCCAGCAGGCTCTCAAGTTAGTGTAATGAAAACTGGTAGAATGTTTGTAACAATTACAACAGTTACTCAAGCTGGATACGGCAATAATATTTTCTTTATTGTCAACACTGGTTTTGCAATAAAAACAGCAGCTACTCATTCAGGTTCATACTTAGTTGGTATTTCATTAAGTGATACGGCCGTTGCAAATGACTTGATTCCAATTCAAGTAAATGTTGTTGTTCCAGTAGTTAAACAAGCTTAAGAGGTAAAAATAAAATGCAAATATTTTCAACAGACAGTTTCAAAAGAGGCGAAGGAGCAAGTTTACGTCTTGATTCCGATAGCATTATATTCTTTGAAAATGAATTAACCGCTTATGATGGCAAGGACTTTGAAACAATCAAAGCTAGCCTTTCCTCTTTTGGTCTTTTTAATCAGAAAGACATAGGCGATAAAGTAGCTACGATTTATAAGTACAACATGATTGAGGGTACTGGTAGGTCTAAATATGCAGCAGTAAAAGGCGGTTTAGTAAAAGATGCACCTTTCATGAGCGTAGCAGGAAATCAACATGCTATGGATTTTGCTGATATATATTGCGGTATACAATTCAGTAAAGCCGATATCATGGCAGGAGCTAAAACAGGACGGGATATAATTTCTTTTCAAAGAAGACAAGCACTACGTTCAAATATGGAGCTTATGAATGCAACTTGTTTGAATGGTGATAAAGCTGTAGGCATTCCAGGCGTATTTAGTAATCAAAGTATTCGCAGTGAGACTATAGCAGTAGATGAACCAAACGGAATAGTTGACTTAGCTTTGGCAAATGACGGAGATAAATTACTTTCTACTTTAAAAGGATTAGTTACTGATGCTTTAGATGCAACAAAAGGACTTATAGCTCCGAATGTTTTAGCAGTAAGCCCTAAGATTTATGCTAACCTTGTCTATTCACCATGGGCAGCAGCTAACGGAACAGCTAGCGTTGCACAAGTGTTTTCTCAAATGATGGGAGTAAGGGTCGTTTCCGCTCCAGAATTTGCGAAGGGCAGCATAGTTTCCACAACGAGAGAAATGGCATTACTATATAATGATAACCCTGACTTTATTGAACATATTGTTTCTAATATGTTTGAAATTGATGAGTTACAAAGACATGGTATAGGTTATATGTCTTATTGTGTTTCTAGACATGCGGGTGTTTGTATCAGACAACCTAAGTCAGTAACAAAAATTACTAATGCTTCTTAAAGATTAAGTTATGGAAAGAATATATCGGATAATGCAGAAATATAAATTAACTCATGACGAGTTAATGTTATGTTTTGATGCAACATATAAAGCAGAGAAAGCAGCAGAATATAAGGCCTTGTATGAAAAATACAGGGCTTTTGATCCTGAATTTGCTATGCCAAGAATTTTAGGAACAACTGATTATTTTTACGATTGCAGTTTTATTCAGAATTGTTTGCATTATTTATTTACAGACAAAGATATTACTATTAAAAAAATAGTTTCACGCGCAGCAGCAAAATCTAAAAATAGCATACCTAACACACCAGAAAACATATTTTTTTATTTCCTTAGTAAACAATTAAGTATTCAACCTGTTTTGTTTAGATTCTTACCAGCGAAATTTAGGTTTAATACTGGATCAAATGTTATCTCTGAAGCTGAAACTCCTAGATTCTTATTTGACGCAACAAGGGCTAACGAAACGCCTTGTAATAATTCTTTACCTGTATTTGAACGTAGAGTATATGGCGATGATTTGAGAAAAAGCATTGCTGCCTATCTTGATTTCTATAAAGACAAAAAAATAGTTGCTACTGATGAAGCTTCAAATAAGCATAAAACTCACTGTGAGATTTTAAGCGAACTTATAGAATATCCATGGGAAAGCCTAGACAAGATTGAGGATGATTTCCAATATCTACTTTCTTTTATTTATGCTTTAAAATTGCATATTTTTGTAATTAGCGAAGGTGAGCGTTTAAGAATAAGGAAAGATAATAATAAACTGTTCTCAAGTATTTATGCTGGGGGCTTTATGTCAGAAAGTTCTTTACAAGAGTTCAAGAGAAGAATTGAACAAATGAATGGTCTGGAAAAGCTTATTTCTCATCCTAAAGGCGAGTATTTTGGTCTTTATAATGACAACGAGACTATAGAAGAATACGTTTTACGTTCTGCTGATTTCTTTTTTAAGAATCCAGTGCCAATTATTAAAACAGAAAAAGAGCATAGAGGTGAAGAAGACTCAGCAGAGTACTTTTCTATACAAGATGATACTGATTCAGAAAACGAAAAAGTAGAAAAAAAAGAAGAAATTAATACTTAAATGGAGTTATTAGATAGGTTTAAGCTTATTGCACAAGAGTTCGCTGATGAAGATGAGGCTTTTTTAAATGGACATCTTGAAATGGCCAGCGATTTTGTTAGTAGTGAAATAAGCCCAAACCATAGAGACAATATGATATGTTATTTAGCGGCACATCGTATTGATCAGTCTTTAAAAAGACTTGGGGCTAGTGGTAGCGTTACTGCATTGAAAGAGGGGAATTTATCTATTACCTATGCAGCACCGACTAATAATACGGAGTATGATTTATCAAGTTATGGTAGAACATACGCCCAGCTTGTAAAAGAAACAGTGATTTGTCCGATGACAAGAATGATGGGATGAGAATTGTTGATAAGAACTTTAATCTTGAAAAAATAAAAAAAACTTTACTTGCTCTAAAAAAAAAGGAATTACAGGTCGGTATCTTTGAGGATGCTGGAGTAAATGAAGATACTGGCGGTCGTATTATTGATTATGCAATAGCCAATGAATACGGAACAAGTAAAATACCAGAGCGTTCTTTTGTACGTAGTACGGCAGATGAACAACGGGAAAAGTGGTCTGGTTTGCTTGATAAAATTGTAGTAGACGTAACAAAAGGCGATTTTGAGGTTGAAAGAAAGATAGGTTTAGTTGGCGAGCAGATGGTTAGTGATATTAAGGAAAAAATATCAAGCAATGTACCTCCTCCGCTTAAAGCTTCTACTATCAAAAGAAAAGGAAGTTCAAGAACGCTTATTGATACGGGAAATATGAGAAATAGCATTACTTTTAAAATAACAGATAAATAAAATTTGAGAATATAATGCCAATAGATGTTCCTGTTACAAAGCGTTCTGTTTTTAATGTTTTTAGAAGAAAACTAGATTGTATTCGTTATGGAGACGGAACTCACGTAAACGGCGTCTGGGATACTCCAGATAGCAGGGATTTTACTATTGAGGCAAGCGTACAAGGAGTAGATAACGAGTCAATACAGACAGTCCCAGAGGGTTACAGAGACAAGGAAGTATACGTACTTTATACCGACTCAAAAATGCAAACTGTAATAGTTGGTATAAGAAACCCAGATGTTGTTATTATTGACGGGGATAAATATCAAGTAGTAAAAGTTACTGAGAGAAAGAATTTTCCAAGTTACGCCATAAGGCATTATGAAGTAATCGTTGTTAAAATAAACACGGATAAGAATGAACATAACAGCTCTTTATACGAAAGTTCAAGAATACGTTAGTGTAGCGACTGGTCTTGATAATAATAAGGTTATATTTTCTGCTCAGTCATCGGCTAGGCCTGAAAAGCCTTTTATATCCATTGCCTTAACTAACTTTAAACAAATAGGTACGCCAGTAAAAAGACTGACTGATAATGACGGGATTGAGGAATTGGCATCAAGCATGACTTGCGTAGCAAGCTTTAGTTCGTTCGGCGATGATTTGCACTCGGCAGAAATTATACTGCATGTTTTACATCATAGTTTTGATACGCAGTTGAGAAATAATATATTCAAAGGTGAGGTGGCGATTCATAGGACATTAAAAGCGGTATCGGCAGTGCCGAAGGCTTTAAACGAACAAATAGAAAGTCAGGCGGTTTTGGATGTAGAACTATCTTTTGTAATTACACATGAGCAAAATATTAGTAGAATAGCAAGTGTTGAAATTACAGACGAAATAAGAAACAAGGTTTTCTTGCTAAGTGAATAATTAATTTAGGTTTTAAATATGTCATTATTAAACGAAATAGTAGAAGTAAAAATCACTAGAGAACGAATCAATCTAGATGTTATCGGATTGGATACTTTACTCATCATGGGTAACACTTTAAAAGCTCTAGATGAAGAAAAGAAAGCAGCTTATAGAGTAAAATCATATGGTAGTCTTGCAGAATTGGCAGCTGAGAAAGCCAATGATGTTGATTTTAGCTATGGGGTTAATTCAGAAGAATACAAAGCAGCTAAAATGTATTTTGGTCAGAATCCTAAGCCTAAAACATTGCTTGTTGGACAAGTCTTTACAGGTGAAGAAATAGACACTGCTTATAACGGCATTCTTTTAACTAGCGGTAATAAATTTTATGCAGTAGTTGCAGCAATTGCGGTAGATGAAACTTACACTGAAGAAAAAATCGTTACTTTTGCAGAAACAGTAACAGCAGAAGAAAAGATTTTTGTTCATTCTTCTAAAGACCCTAAAACTCTTGTTGCAAATGAGAATAGCATTATTAAGAAGCTTTTTGCTAAGGCATCCGAGAGAATTGTTACAGTTTACAATTCCTCTACTGATTATGTAAGTGCTGGTATATTAGGCAGAATGCTAACTCAAGCTCCAGGCAGTGCAACATGGGCATATAAGAATATTAGCGGAGCACTTGCTGATTCTCTTACTACTACCCAAAGGGGCAGACTAGAGAACGACCTAAAATCAAACTTCTATCATACTTTAAGCGGCGAGTCTGTTTTCTTAACAGGGCAAAGTACAAATGGAGAATTCGTTGACGTAATTATTGGAACTGATTGGATTAGAATAGAGCTTAGAAAAAGGGTTGCTGCTGCTTTAGTAAGCAATGCGAAAATTCCTTATACTAATGATGGTATTGGTATTTTTGAGAATTTACTACGTTCAGTTCTAACAGAAGCGGCTAACATGGGTATTCTTGATGCTGATAGTATTGAGATCAGTGTACCGAATGCTCTTGATATACCAGTGGAAACTAGAGCACAAAGATTATTACCTGATGTTAAATTCGTAGCTAGGTTAGCTGGAGCAGTCCATAAAGTAGTTATTGAAGGTGTTTTAGAAATTTAATTAGAGAGAGATTATACTATGGCAACAAAAACTTTCGACCCTAAAGAAGTAACAGTAGTTTTAGGAGTCAGTCCAATCACAGGATTTGCAGCAGACAATTCTATTTCCATTGAGATAGATGATGCCCAGTTTAATGAGGATTTTGGCAGAGGTGGTGAATATGCAAGATTTAGGAAATATGGGTTTAAGGCTCAGGTTACTTTAATCTTAACTCAAGCATCATCTTCAAATACTATCTTAAATAGCTATGCTACTTTAGATAGAGAAAGGAACGCTGGTCAATTTCCTATCATTATCAAAGACAACTCAGGTAGAGAATCAATATTTACTTGCCCTGATGCTTATATTGATAAAGTAGCGACTGTTGAATACGGCAACGAGAATAAGAATCGTGAATGGGTGATAATCTGCCCTAATCCTACTACTATTATTGGGGGTATTCAATAATGCTTTCAGTCAAAACAAGAATTATAAAAGGGCATAGTTATCAATGCACTTTATTTCCCGCGCAAGCTGGATACGCAAAGGGGGTTAAACTCGGCAAGATTGTTGCGGGTGTGATAGAATCAGATGACCCTATTTCTGCAATAGTTGACGGATTAATCAAATTGGATAAAGAAGGGGAAGAGGGTAAGTTCTTAATGGATTTATTCTCTAACACTTTACGTGATGGTTCTGTTATTAATGAAACCTTATTTAATGAGGTTTACAGCGGAAACTATACTGAAATGGTAGAGGCTTTAAAATTCATTATTGAGTCTAATTTTAGCGACTTCTTTAATTTTTTTTTGGAAAACAAAAACCTCTTTTCTACTGTGAAGAAAGAAGAAGTAGTAACGGAAACAAAAGTATAGCAGAGCGGCTTGATCCAGAATTTGCCGAAGAGTTAATAATCTGGCGGCCAATTCTTAGGGGCATGGCTACTTATACGGAAGTAACGACTATAATGCCCCTGATGGATTTAATAAAGTTAAATGCCCTTTTAGATATGCAGGACTATATTGCTGAAATGGAATACAAAAAAATAAAATGATTGCAAGAGAGCTTTTAGTAAAATTGGGATTTGATATTGACGAGGCAAAATTCTCTCGTTTTATAAAGATGTCAGATGACCTTAAAAGTAGAAATTCATTCGCCAAGAAATTTGCACAAGCTAAGGCATACGCCGATGAATTAAAATCTCTTACTCCAGCAGAAAGGTCAGAAATCAAGCTTTTAAACAAGCTTGAATCCGATGAGATAAAAGAACGTTTAAGAGAAGTAAAGACAAGGCAGAAAGAAAGAAGAAAGGCAAGTCTTGCTAAGGTTGGAACTCTTGCCAATAAGGTTGCTGTTATATCTGCTGCGGCTACTGGAATATTTGCCCTTAATACCCGTTCTACTTTAAAAGACGTAGAGCAATTTAAAAAAACAGGTACGACAGACAGCGGCAATACTTTCTCAAAAGATCAGGTCAAGACTGTAGATAATTTTAATAGGTCTTTAAGAAGTCTAAACTATACTACAAAAGAGATAAGAAATTCCTTTATTATAGATTTGTTGCCTCCTTTGAATGAGGTGATAGTGGAATTTAGAGGTTGGATAGAAAGCAACAGAGAGCTTATCAGAACAAAACTAAAAGACGTAATAAGTGGAGTATCCCAAGCCTTTAGTTTTCTTTTACCAGTTCTAAAAAGATTATTTGATATATTAAACGCTATTATAGAGCCTACGATCGGTTGGAAGAATTTAATTACTGCTTTAGTAGGCATTGGATTAGTAGCATGGATTGCAGGTGTAATAACAAAAGTATGGGCTTTGGTTACTGCATTTACAGCGTTAATTGCAAGTCCAGTAGTGCTTACCATTACAGCGATTACAGCTGCACTGGTATTACTTGCCGATGAAATATACATGACTTGGCAAGGAGGCGATACTTTAATTAATCGTTTTCTTGATTCAGAGTCTTGGAATACATTTAAAGGAACTCTTGATGGTATTATAGATAGTTTTAAAAACATGTGGTCTTGGATAACAAAAACTACTGATGCTATGAGTAATTTGATATCCGAACAATTTAATAAGATTAGTTTTAAAAACATTTTACCTGATTTTAGCGGGATTGGTGAGATGGTTGGCAATAGAGAGATTAACGTTCCTGTAGGCGGCAAGCTTATAAATATGAAAGATAGATTGCCAAAGTATAATCCGCAGGAAGCTTTTGGCAATTCCAATAGCGTAATGAATACTACCAATCGCAATAATAAAGTGCTTAATCAGAGAAATTCGTTTAATATTAATGTTACTACTCCAGTCGGCACTTCACAGGAGCAATCAAGAATAATAGTTGATTTAGTTCAAAAGGAACTACAAAAAACTTTTGATTATGAAAATGAGAAAGCATTAATAGCAGTAGGAGTAACTTAAATAAATGGCATCTATCATAGCTCCGCTTATTGGACTTACCAGTGCTATAAGCGGTTTAAATAAATTATTTTTTGGTGTAGGTAAGCATGCAAAGATTGGCGATTTAGTTCTTGATGTATGCTTAACCGAAGTTATAACTCTTAGTTCAACAATTACTGAACATCCCGTTGAGACTAAGGAAGCAATAAGCGATCATATATTTAAAAACCCTTTACGTGTGAAGTTGGAGGGGTATATTACAGATGCACCGAGTAAGATTTTTGGTGTGTTAGATACTCCGCTTTTAAAGAATAGCGTTAACAGTGTTTTAAATAACATCAAAGCTTTATTGCCTTTTAATGAATCTACCAAGCCAAGTATACAGGCTTATCAGTTGCTTACTTCGCTTTATGAAAAAAGGGAGTTAATCAATGTAGTAACAAAGCTTAACGTTTTTCAAAATATGGCTATTGAGAATATAACTTTTTATAGCGATCAAAACACTGGCGAGCGTTTGGAATTTTCTGCGGAATTAATACAAATAAGGTTTGCTACTGTAAGAAAAAGTTATTATTCTGGTTATAAGCAAGGAGTAGCTGAGATAGCTGCACCGAAGTCGGAAAACGGGATAGCCCCGAAATCTGTTGAACCTTCTAAAAGCTGGGCTACTCAAGGGTGGGACAAAGCTAAAGAAGGATGGAATAAATTTACTAACTTTATTACTCCCAGCGATGAGGCTTTAAAAGCAAAAAGCGGCCTAGGGATATTTGATTTTTAGATGTTAGATATATTAGAAGATGTATTAGGGATATTAGTATTAACTTTTATAGCTGTACAAATAAATTCATTAATTATAAACAATAATTTTATTTTTAATTATAAAAAGTTGATTAAAAATATATTTTTTAAGGATTATTCTAGGATTGTTTGCTATACTGATATTAGAGATTAAGCCTGTAAGAGATTTTACTAGCCATTCTACGTTAGAAAATTTTATATATAAAATAAAACATATAAACGATGCCAGCGACTAATATTCCAGCATTAACCTTTATTGATTGGTTTCCACAGTATCGTTTCAAAGCTGATGTAATTTTAGGCACTAAGAGCGATTATTATTTACTTGAAGCCGATTATCATGTAAGAGATAATAGCTGGTATGTGTCTTTGTATACAGAGGTAGACGAGCCAGTTATTCTGCGGCAAAAATTGGTGCTTGGTTATAATTTACTTACATTATGTTATCACGAAAAAAAGCCTGATTGTATGCTTGTTCCGATGACTTATGAAAACAATCTCAATAGAGTCGATTATACTAATATGGTTGATGGTTCAATAAAATTATACCATTTAAC